GGCGGCGATCGGCGGGTCGAAATCCTTCCGCGACATCCTCAAGGGGCTGGAGTCGGACCTGCTGAAGCTGGGCACGCGCCGCCTGGTAACAGAGCCGCTGCTCAACGGCATCGAATCGATATTCGGTGGAGCGACGGGCGGCGGTGCCGGCGGCGGCTTCGGCAACATCTTCAGCTCGATCGTCGGCGCCTTCGGCTTCGGTGGTGCGCGTGCAGCCGGCGGCCCGGTCTCTGCCGGCATGGGCTACCTCGTCGGCGAAAAGGGCCCGGAGCTGTTCCTGCCGCGCCAGTCCGGCAGCATCGTGCCCAACGGCGCGATGGGTGGCAGCACGATCGTGTTCAACGTGTCGACGCCTGACGCGAACAGTTTCCGCCAGTCGCAGGGTCAGATGCTCGCCCAGGCGCATCAGCAGATGGCCCGTGCAGGCCGGAGGAACGGGTAGATGGCATTCATCGAAACGCCCCGGTTCCCGGAGAACATCAGCCGCGGCGCGTCTGGTGGCCCCGGCTACCAGACCGACGTGGTCGTGGTGAGCAGCGGGCACGAGAAGCGCAACATCACCTGGCCGCTCGGCCGGGCCCGGTACGACGTGGCGCACGGCGTGCGCACGCAGGCGCAGATGGACGCGCTGATCGCCTTCTTCCGGTCGATGAAGGGCAAGGGCCACGGCTTCCGCTTCAAGGACTGGAACGACTTCCAGTGCACGATTGCTCAGGGTGTCCTGGGTACGGGCAACGGCACCGGCGCGCCGGCGTACCAGCTGGGGAAGCTCTACGTTGCCGGCGCGCTCAGCGAGACGCGCACGATCTCGAAGCCGGTATCCGGCCAGGTCGCCGTGCAGCGCAATGGTGCAGCCGTCACCATCGGCGGCGCGGCCGGCAACATCGCAATCGACAGCACGACCGGCATCGGCACGTTCGTCGCGGATGCCCAGTCGGCCGCCACCAGCATCACCGTCGGCGCGACCACGACGGTCGTGCTCACCACCAACCCCGGCACGCTGATCGCCGGGCAGCGACTGTTCCTGTCCGGGTTCACAGGGGCCGGGGCCGCGCTGGTGAACAACCTCGCGCACACGATCAACAGCGTGAGCGGTACCGGCCCGTTCACTTTCGTGCTGTCGACCGTCACCAGCGGTGCGACGATCACGCTGGGCAGCGGCCTCGGCCGGCGCTTTCCGCAGGTGGCCGACGCGCTCACCTGGTCAGGGCAGTTCGACGTGCCCGTGCGGTTCGACATCGATCAGATGGCCGTGTCGATCGAGGCGTTCCAGCTCTACAGCTGGGGCCAGATACCGCTGGTGGAGATCCGCGTCTGATGCTGAGCCTGTCGCCCGCCTACACCACGCACCTCGCTGGCGAGGTCACCGAGCTCGCCACCTGCTGGCTCATCACCCGCCGCGACGCGCTCGTGCTCGGCTTCACCGATCACCCGTCCGACCTGGTCATCAACGGGCTGACGTACCAGGCCGCGCTGGGCTACAGCGCGACCGACGTCGTCACCTCGGGAGATCTCGCCGTCGACAATCTCAACCTCACCGGCTACATCGACTCGCCGTCGATCACCGAGCCCGACCTGATGGCCGGCCTGTGGGATTACGCATCGGTCGAGATCTTCGAGGTGATCGTGTCGAACCTCTCGGCCGGCGTGCGGCGGCTGCGGCGCGGTCGCATCGGGGAAGTGTCGCTAGGCCGAACGGTGTTCGAGGCCGAGCTGCGGGGTCTCTCGCAGGCGTTCACGCAGCAGCTGTGCGAGCTCACCAGCCCGACCTGCAGGGCCGCGCTGGGCGATGCGCGGTGCAAGGTCAATCTGACCCCGCTGACGGTCACCGGCACGGTGACCAGCGTCACCAGCGCGCGGGTGTGGGCTGACACGAGCCGCAGCGAGGCTGCAGGCTATTTCACCTTCGGCCGGATCACCTGGACATCAGGCGCGAACGCGGGCTACGCGATGGAGGTCAAGGCGCACGCGGCCGGCGGTGCGATCACGCTGGTGCTGCCGATGCCGTACCCGATCGCGGTCGGTGACGGCTACAGCCTAGTGCCGGGCTGCGACAAGCTGCTGTCTACCTGCAGCACGAAGTTCTCGAACGTCATCAACTTCCGCGGCGAGCCGCATCTGCCGGGCATGGATGAGATCCTGAGGGGGCCGGCATGATCACGCGCGCAGACGTCGTGGCCGAGGCGCGCCGCTGGATCGGCACGCCGTACCAGCACCAGGCGCGCGTGCTCGGCGTCGGTGTCGACTGCGCGGGTGTTGTCACCGAGGTCGCGCGCGCGCTCGGGATCGCCACGCTCGACTACGACGGCTACGGCCGCATCCCGCACGAGGGCCTGCTGCGCACGATCTGCGAAGAGCGGTTCGACCGCATCGACGACCCCGAGCCGGGCTGCATCGTCGTCATGGCGTTCCTGCCGGGCGTAGCACAGGAGCAGCACCTCGGCATCCTGACCGATACGGGCACCATGATCCACGCCTACGAGCGCATCGGCCGGTGCGTCGAGCATCGCTACTCGTCGACGTGGCGCGTGCGCACGCGCGCGCTGTATCGATACCGAGGGGTGGTCTGATGGCGCAGCTCGCACTCGCAGCCGTCGGGTATGCCGTCGCCGGGCCGATCGGCTGGACGGTCGGCATGGTGGCCGGGCAACTGCTGTTCCCCGGCTCGATGCCCGATCAGGTCGGCCCTCGCGTCGGCGATCTGCGGGCGCAACAGTCGCAGTACGGCGCAGCGATCCCGATCCTGTACGGGACGACGCGCGTGGCCGGCAACGTGATCTGGTCGACCCCGCTGATCGAAACCGTCACGACGCAGAGCGTTGGCGGAAAAGGCGGCCCGTCCCAGAACCAGACGACGTACAGCTATCGCGTGTCGATGGCGATCCTGCTCGGCCGAGGCCCGCTGCTGAGCGTGCGCCGCATCTGGGCCAACGGCCGACTGATCTACGACGTGTCGGCATCGGCCAGCCTGTCGACCGTGTCGGCCTCTGCACGCCTGGCGGAGGGCATCGAGTTCTACCCAGGCTCGGAGACGCAGCAGCCAGACCCGACGATGGAAGCATATCTCGGCGTCGGGAATGTGCCGGCGTATCGAGGGCAGGCGTATCTGGTGTTCTCTGACCTGCAGCTCGCCGATTACGGCAACGTGCGGCCGAACATCACGGTGGAGGTGGTGGCGACGGGGGCGGTGTCGTCGGCGGCGAACTACATCACGTTGCCGGGTGTGCCCACCACGAAATTCCAGGCGATTGCGCACAACGGCGAAATGCTCATTGCGTTGGGCCTCGGCGCTCCGGCGCGAATCACCAGATCGAGAGACGGCGGGTTAAATTGGTCGCCTTTAGGCTCGATCGCGGGGCTGACGGGCAACGGTCTCGCGATCGGGTATCACCTGGGCCTTTGGATCGTGGCCGAGAGCAATGGGCTCGCGTACTCCGAGGACGGCTACTCGTGGACGGTGCGCACGAGCGCCCAGGGCGGAGGCCAGGGAGACCCCCGGGCCATAGCCGGCAACGCGAACCGCGTGGTCATCGTTTCGAACGTTGACTCCGCGTGGTCATCGTCGGCAGACGGCATAACGTGGCAGGCGCAGTCGGTCGATGCGCGTGCGTGGTGCGACATCACATGGTCGGGCACGCACTTCGTTGCACTCGCCAGCAGCGGGCATATCGCGCGCAGCACAACCGGCTTGCCTGGGTCGTGGGAGTATTCGACGCTGGGCTTTGGCGGGGCAGCGTGGAACAACATCGTATCGTCGGGCTCAATCCTGCTGGTGACCGATCAGACCAGCGCGCGATTCGCTCGATCAACCGATCACGGGCTGACCTGGTCGCTGGTATCGGTGCTGGTGCCTTATCGCTGCGCCGTCTGGAGCGGAGAATACTTCGTGGCGATGCGAGACAGCGGTCTGCTGGCGAACGCACACGCGCGATCGAGGGACGGGCTGACTTGGGAGTATTTCAGTCAGACCGAAGGCTGGGGTGTGCGATCGATGATCGCGCTCAACGGAATCGTGTACGGCGTCAACTACGATCAACCCCCGAACCAGCGCCTGACGATCCTCCGCTTCGACATCACGACCCCCTCGCCGGTCGCGCTGTCTTCAATCGTGTCGGACATCTGCACGCAGTCAGGCCTGACCGCCGGCGACATCACCGTGTCTGCGCTGACCGAGCCGGTCGACGGGTACGCGATCGCGCAGCGCATGTCGGCGCGCGCAGCCCTTGAGACGCTTCAGCGCGCGTTCGCGTTCGACATGATCGAGTCGGATAACAGGATCGTCGCGCGCGTGCGCGGCGGTGCGCCGGTGATGACGCTGCTCGCCTCCGACCTCGGGGCCGTCACGGCCGGCGATAGCGCGGTCGATGATTTGGCGATCACGCGCCAGCAGGAGACGGAGCTGCCTGCCGATGTGTCGGTGGTGTACGTTGATCGAGATGCCGACCACCAGCAAAACACCCAACGCGCGACGCGCGTGACGACGCGCTCGACGCAGCAGAGCGCAGTCGAGCTGGCGATCGTGCTGAGCCCCAATCGCGCACGCGCGATCGCCGAGATGTTGCTATACGACGCATGGACGCAGCGGCTGCGGTTCATGTTCCGCCTGTCTCGTGCGTACGCCGCACTCGAGCCGGCCGATGTCGTGACCTTGTCGCGCGACGGCGCGACGTACACGATGCGCATCGTCAAGAAGGTCGAGAGCCGGTCGGGCGTCCTGCAGTTCGAGGCGGTGGCCGAAGAGCAGTCGGTCTATACACAGTCCGTCGTCGGAGGCGCTGGCCCCGCAGGACAGACTAGCGTGCAGCTCGCGCCCTCGACGCTGTGGGTACCGCTCGACGCGCCCGCCCTTCGCGATCAAGACATCGACTCCGGGTTCTACGCGGCGGCGGCGGGCGTGACCGGGGGCTGGCGCGGCACGTCCGTGTATCGGTCATCCGACGGCGGTGCAACGTACGACGAGGCGGGCGCGATGGTGAGCCCGGCCGCGATCGGCATCACCGTCGGCAGCCTCTGGAATCAGAACTATCACCCGAACGTCTTCGACGAGGGAACGCTCGTCAACGTCGAGCTGATGAGCGGTGCGCTGTCGTCCGCCGCTGAGGCGACGGTGCTGGAGGGGGCGAACTACCTGTTGATCGGCAGCGAGGTGGTGCAGTTCAAGAGCGCAAACCTGTACGCGACGAACACGTATCAGCTCTCCGGCCTGCTGCGCGGTCGACGCGGCACCGAGTGGGCGATGTCAGGGCACGCGGCGTCGGGCGAGCGAGTGGTGCTGCTCACCGCTGCGGCGCTTCGGCGGTTCACGTCCGACCTGTCGGCCTCGCGTCTCTACAAGCCGGTCACCATCGGGCGGAACATTCAGGAAACGCCGGCGCAGGCGTTCACCTATACCGGCGTCAACCAGATGCCGTTCGCGCCCGTGCAGCTCGGCGCGGGCCGCAACGCGGCAAACGACATCACGCTTACATGGCTTCGCCGCTCGCGACAGGGCCTCACGCTGCCCTGGAACTACGACCCGCCGGTGGCCGAAACGTCGCTGCTCTACGACGTCGAGATCTGGAACGCGGCATTCGGCACGCTGCGGCGCACGTACAGCAACCTCACCACCGAGACCGTGAGCTACACCGCCGCGCAGCAGGCGGCCGACTCCGGCGGGGTGCTCGCGAGCTACGGCGTGCGAGTCTTCCAGCGCAACGCGGTGATGGGCCGCGGTTATGTCCTCCAGGGAGTGATCTGACGCATGGCAAATTCTTCGACAAACCTGAACCTGGTGACGGCAAACACTGCCGGCGCATCGGCGCAGGCGAACGGCCTGTTCGATGCCGCGAGCCCCGCGATGCTGTTTGGTCGAAACTCGGTGGCGACCAGCGCGCTCACCTGGGGCTACTACGGTGGCACCGTGCTGGTGGCCGGCGTCCCGACCACGTTGGCCAACGGCACGATCGCCCTGACCGCGTCCCGCACGCAGCAGATCGAGGCCGGGCCGGTGTCGAACACCACCGCGCCCATCAGCGGCATCACGCTCGCAAACCCGTGCGTGATCACCTCGACGGCGCACCCGTTCGCGGTCGGCGATGTCTTGTGGATCGACGGCATCGTCGGCACAACGCAGCTCAACGGATCGTTCGCGCGGGTGACCGCGACAGCCGCGAACACCGTGACCCTCGCGCTCGACTCGACCGGCCTGACCGCGTGGACCTCCGGCGGCACTCTCGCGCGCATGACGGACAGCGGTGCGTACACGCTGCGCGTCGGGAAGGGCTTGGGCAGCGCGTTCGTGGCGCAGACGCCGCTGTACACCGTCGTCGCGGGTGCCTCGACGATCACCTCGTACACCGACTGGCGAATCACCGCGCCACCGGCCGGGCCGGGCTCCGGCTACGGTGCGGCCGCGCAGTCGATCGCCGGGGCTGTCGATGTCATCGCGACGCAGGCGGCATTCGCGGCCGCGCGTGCGTCGTTCCTCGACCTGACCGGCGCCATCACGGCGAACATCGCGTACATCGTGCCGCG